GCGTCGTACCGACGACGAATTTGCCATTTCTGCCAGTCAACGTATTTTCCGAGCTCACGTTGTTTCCTCCCTATAACTAAGAACTCCAACTGGAGCTTGATACACTTGAACTTGACGTAACAGAACTCGAAGAGCTGCTGCTGGAACTAGACGTCCCAGAACTGCTCGACGACGACGATGACGAAGAGCTGGAAGTGACAGAACTCGAAGAACTGCTCGACGAACTCGACGTAACCGAACTGCTGGAACTGGAACTAGAAGAACCACTCGACGTTCCAGAACTGCTGCTGGAACTCGACGTTCCAGAACTGCTCGAACTCGAAGAGCTGGGGCTACTCTGACTCGAAGAACTCGAAGAACTGCTGGAGCTACTCGATTCGTCGTCGTCGTGTCTGCCGAGCAGATAGATGGAATAAAGCACGTCCCCACCGTTCGCCGTCATCCTGAGCATGTGATTCGCCGCATCCGCAATGTCGAAACCTCTGCCGTCCGGTTGCACTTTGCAAAGGACTCCCTGTCCGTACAAAGCACCGCCGTTCGCCACCGTGTGATCACCTATGGCCGCCCAACCGTTTGCAGGGCCACGTTCTATTTCCAAGGCACCGTCTGCGTCGACCGCATTCTCGTTGACGATGACGATGGCAGCGATTTCTTCAAGCACCATGGCCTGTCCGAGAGCGTCCAGTCCTGCACCGGCCCCGATGTCCACCCCGGCCATGTCGTAAAGATCGAGCGTCTCAGAAACCCCCGAGAGAAGAGATCTGGACTTGCTCTGCCAAGCTCTGTTCGCTTGATTGCTACTCACCCCAGAAGACAGACTAGTCTTGGAATAGCTTGCAGCGGGTTGGTTGATCGTCGAACTGGCACCATCGTCCATCGTGTTCGTGTATGATCCAGACATCGAAATCTTGATCGACATCCCGGACATGCTTTGCACTGCCATCGGTTTTCTCCTAAGCTATTACGTCGCTTTCACTGGAACGTCGACGCGGAAAATATAACTAATTACCCATTGAAAATGATTCTCATCTTCTCGAATGGAATAATCGTTGACATACCGTGTAATAAGGTGATTTCCATTATCCAAAGTCAATCCGGTAGGGACCACCGTTGGGTGTCCGCCGAACACCTTCATGGTTTCCTCTGCAAGATCGGAGGCGATTCCCTTCGCCGTGCGAACATCGCTTGCGATCTCCCTCACGTGAATCCGAAAGTTCACGGGAACGTCTCTGATTTCTCTGATCGAATCCGTCTCCCCTGACATGCGACTGTTCGTGTTTCCGGTTTGCATCTCGAAGATGCAATAAGGAAAAGGCTGCTCGCCTCCGGCCTTTTGCTCGTGAAGGACGGGGAACTCGTCCACCAAGGCTGCTGCGTTCCACAACGCCTTGAACGTGGCGTCGAGGGTGCTCGCGTCCCAAACTTCATTTATTGCTTTGATGAGATCCGACGATGCGATGGTCATCAGGTGATGGGTCCTGTCATCATTCGTTTGAGGACTGATAATTCCCTGTTCAACGTTTCCACCAAAAACAAACGACCCATCTTCGTTTCCAAAATCAAACCGTAATCATGGGGTGTTCCAACGTAACCCTCGATCACTCCGGGGGAAATCTCCCGTACATCTTGAAAGATTCCTTTCATTAACTGCTTCGTGTCGGCATGTGGAAATTCACCCGTCACGCTTCTCCCCGTCACCACCCTTCCACCACGAGGTCCGGTTCCCTTCACCACGGGTGTCGAAATGTTTCTGACCACCTTGTCCTTGAGATACTGAGTGGCCATGTTCATCCGCTGACGGAAAGTCATCGCCACCTTGTTCGACACGTTTTCTATGAACCACTCGATGCGAGCTTCCCCAGCGGCGGACGCTCCGGCTCGTCTTCCCCTCGCCGCCAAGACTCTCGCGTTCGGTGCAGGAATCGGCACTCTCAATTACCTCCAGAAATCTGCGACATTTTGTCAACCCAGCCCTCATAATCTTTTTCAAAACGTGGTTGCCTCCAATTCATTATGTTGGAAGCATTCAAAAGAAATTCACCCGGCAACTCCTCGATGTCTTCCAAAGTCGGTGCCGTTCCTTTGACCACCTGAATCTCTCCGGACTCGATGAAGCAAAGCAGTTCTCGACAAAGGGTTTTCATCATGTGAATGTCGATCTTGCCTTCCTTTGAAGGTACTCCCCCAAGATTGTCGCTGACCGAAATTCCCACCGCCCTTTTCATGGCCCTTTTGAGTCTAGACAACCTTTTTTCATCCTTGTAGAGTGGATCGACCACCTTCCATCGACATCCGGCCGGATCGACCTGAAGTTGCATTCCAGGCAACTCCCCCACACCGTCAACTATTTTGGCTGCCATCGGACGTGTAGCCTTGCCCTCCTCGAATTCTTCTTCGCTCCACTGCTTGTCGAAGGTTTCCACCGTGGCACTGACGGAACCCCGAAGCACCAAGTTGAGACTTTGGATCGCCACGTCGCAGTTTCTTGGGTGTTGGGCACTTATCACGAAAGGCATCACCGACACACTCTTTTTCTTTTCTGTCATTGTGCTCATGTCTCACATCTCCCTGGGCTGTTCTCTCGATTCTCCTTGTGATTGAAATTCCGCCCCGCCGCCGGCAGGAGAATCGAGAGGGTGATTGTTTTGTCACCGACGGCGGGGCGTGCCAGGGGGAAGATTGTCATGCAGGGGCAGTGATCGTGGTTGCTGCACAAGCACCTCTTTCCAACTGTCCACCGTAACGAGCGGTGAACGTGATCAACATCTCGTTTGCCAACTGAAGCGTTTGTCCTTCCGTGCTGGTTCTCAGAGTGAACCCCTTCCGACGATATCCACGATATCGGGAAAGGATGGCACAGAAGATTTGCGTGTTGGCCAAAGATTCGTTGATTTTGTAAGGTAATCCCATCCACTTGTAGGACAGGTATCCACCTTGATCACCTTCACCGCCACCCAAACGACGCTGATCAGCCGCCGTGACGTTGATGCCTCTCGCTCTTCCGTAGGAGACGAAAGTTCCACAGAACACAGGTAAATTTATCTTGTGTTCACGCTTGTGAATGCTGTAAAGCAACGTCTCATATGCTCCGAGAGTCGTTGCTCCACCGAAGGCCACTACAGTCGTTCCGGCGGCGTTCATGATGCCCTGAGGCTGAGTCGCTCCATTTCCGGTGGCAACAACATCATCCAGGGCCACCAGCAACGACTCACCGTATTGGCGAGACAACGTTTGGCCGAAGTTCAGAGGCGTGTCTTCCATGAAATCCAATCCAATTTGAACTGCTCCCTGACACCGATACATTGTGGTGTCGAAGGCTGCCACGTATCCGGCCGTGTTGAACAAAGTGATGGCCACGGCATCCACACCACCCCACAAAACGGTTGCAGTTCCGATCGAAACACCTTCAACCCGGCGGCCTCTTGCCAACGGAACCTCGTTGATAAAGGGCCACAACTCCCCGTAGAGTTGCGGGGTTTCGATGGCCAAGTCGTCGAACACGATCGGGGCCGCCTCGAAGCCACCCGAAATGGCATCGTCCAAGAGAACCTTAACGCCCCCTCGATACCCTTTCGTTATTCGGGGACTTCCGAGATTCTCCGTAGCATCCCAATCCTCATTTTCAACGAGATGGTGAAACAATCCCTTCTCATGCTCATTCAGCATCTCATAGGCACGCTGAGGGTGTCCAGCGATTTGAGGAGTGACGGCTGCTAACCGAAACTTCATCCATGCTCCACCAAGGGCATACTTCAATTCAGTGGGCTCATCCAACGGGCGTCCATGCACTATCACCTGTCTTCCAGCAAGAGGGTGTGATGCCCCCGTCTTGCTTGCCTTTTCTGGAAACATCATGGCAGTCTTCGTGCTGCCGTAACTCTCGATCGCTTTCTTGACGCGAACCTTCGGATCGTCGTTCGCGTCGTCGGGAGTCCCACCCTGAGAGGCGATCATCTTCGAGATCGTTCCGCTCATCTGCTTTTCCTTCTCAGGAGCAACTTTCTTTTCCTCCGTGACTTCATCCTCGACCTTCTTGGTCTCGGCTTCCGCTTCCTTTTCTTCCTTGATTTCTTCTTCCTTTTCCTTCGGAGTGAGGACCGTCGTCAACTTCTCGATGCTGTCCGTCATCTTGTCCAGCTTCTCGCTGAACTCGTTGGCGTTTTCCTCGTCCTCTTCCTTGGTCAACTCAACGTACTTTTCTCCGATGAGCTTCCCGTCGACCATCGCCATTCCGGTGGCCATCTTGAACTCGTCGTCCGTCGAATCCGGTTTCACATCGTAATTGGCAACGAGCCAACCTTTCAGCTTCTTCGTGACTTTCATTTTATTCACTCCCGTGTTGAATTTCTGTCTATCGAAAAACAGTTTGAATTCCCAAGACCGTCTCAGGACATCCCACCGACCAAACGCTTGTATTGTGAAGTTCGGGAGGCCGAAAGCCTGCCTTGCTCGAAGGCTTCAACTTGCATCTTCAGCATAATCAAATCGTTTTTCTCGGCCTTCGCCAAAACGAACGCCATCGCTTCCTTCACCGTCCATTCCTTTTCGACTCCATCAATCTCTTCTTCCAACGAGGACAAAATCTCCTTGACGGACATCCTCGACTGCTTGATGAGGGCTTTGCACCCCCGAGGCACTCCGTCCATCTTTTCGGCATCTCCGAGATCGTCGAAGGCATCTCGGAGCTTGCCTTCGTTCGCCTTGCTCAAAACGCGGCCCCGCTTCTCGTCTGCAAAGCCTTTCTCTTTCCCCGTCGCTTCCTCGAATCCACCCGTCTTGTATTTGTGTTCCTCCAACCACTCCTTCGCTTCTTCAGCACTGAACTTGTCAGACGAAAAACGGATGGCTTGAAGTTCTGTTTTTCCATCGGCAGTCACTCCGAAGATGGCATGGATACCGGAACCGAACTTGTCGTTCTGACGACGAACCTTGTCGTATTTGCCGGGATCGTTGAGACGCATCGCGTGTTCATTCGGATAAGGTTTTCCCCCAGGAGGAACGAAAGTTTTCTCCATCATATCTATCTTGATTTCCACCGACTTGGGCTCTCCTTGAAAAGACACCTTCCCATCCGCAGAAATGAAATACTTCACATCGTAGTAAGATTGCTTTCCCAAAGAATCCTGCACAGAAACCAGACATTTGTTTGGAAAAGTAGCCTCTATCGAAACCCACGTCTGTTCCGTTATGGAAATCCCAGAAGAAAGCAGAAATGACTTCATCTGCTCCTGCAAATTCTCTCTGATCCATTCCCACGAACCAGTCAATCCCCCAACGTAAAATTTCTTTCCCTTCTTCTCTTCTTTCATCTCTGCTCCGCACTCCGGACAAACTCCCTCCTTTGCAGGCCCCTCGTATTCGCACTCCGGGCAGACCAACTTCTTCTTGCCCTCGTCCTCGTTCTCTGCAACAAGGGGATTGGCTTCCTCTCCGCCGGAGGGAGCATCGTCCAACAAAGCCTTCTTTTCCTCGACCTCTTCTACTTCCTTGTCCTCGGTCCCTTCACGTTCTTTTCCTTCGGCTTCACCATCGGCTTCTTTTGATGAGCCGGTTTGTCCTCGTCCTTCTCCCTCTTCGTCTCTGGACTCGTTTGCACCACCCACCTCCTGACCGTTGACAATGGTTTTCAAGTCTATCGTGACGGGCACTCGAATCGAACGATGATCTCGAATCCCCTTCCCGTATTCTTTCATCACGGCACTCGTCATCTTCCCACCCTCCACCAGAGAAAGCAGAACCTCTTCCGTGTCGGCGTCCGGATTGGCAGGCACGCTGACGAGGGATTCTTCCATGATCTCAAACTCCTTCACGTCGTAACCACCGGGGGAATCCCCCTGCCGATCCATCTTGATTTCCATGAACTCGATGGCACGAAAACCGTGGCTGAAGCGTCCCATGTCGTTGTCGATCATCACGGCACAATCGTGGGACAAATCGTTCATGTCCACGATCGCACTGTATGGCTTCAACACCCTGTCGGTGTGTTCGGCCACTCCCAAAAACTTTCCGATCGGCATCGTGTGAACGTGGTTGAACAGCAGGAGCATTCTGGGATCGGGCATCGCTCCCCTCGTCCGAAGAATGTCGCCGTCTCGATCCTTCCTGGAAGACGTGAGCACATGCTTGAACACCATCAGAGTGTTCTTCGGAGCAACAAATCCCTCCGGAAGCTGCCAATTTCCGGTGGCGTTCTTCTCCCAACGACCCTCCACTTCCATGTCGGAGTTGCTGTAGACCAACGTCTGGGCAGCCTTGCGAAGCACGTCGTCGAAACTCGCCCACGTCCCTTTGTTCGACTGGGACAGATGTTGATAGCAAGCCTGAAGACCGATGGAATCTTGCAACGATTTGACGTGGTTACTTGCGAGTGTTACTCCGTAACCGAATTCGGTGGACTTCTTGCTGCGTTCTCGGACGGCGTTCAACAATCTATCGTTTGACGTGGTCATTACGGCAGCCTCGTCCCATAATAGTGAAGATCCAACAAAGCACCCGCTGCGACTCCGATGAACTGAATGTTCAACAGGTCTTCCACCTCGAACCATTCCGGTGCAGCGTTTGCCACCAAAAGCATGCCAACGGCGATCGTGGGCACTGCCACACCGTCCATCGTGTAGCGAATGTTGATTCCAGCTGCTTGCAACTGAACGCGATGGGTGTTGGGTGGAATCGTCAGATTACCAGCGACATATACCACAGGAGGAGCCGCTGGTGCTCGTTCATATGACAAGTAGGCCATTTCAAGCCTCCTTCAACACCTCGGGACGACAACGCTTGGCAGAAGTGACGTGAAGCTGAAGCATGAACTGAACGTCGCTCTCGTGCAGTTCGTCGTTCTTCAGATCGTCCAGCCAGCGAACGATGTCGTGGCCGTTGGGATACGCTCCCACACCCTTCGGGGAGGCAGTCAGAACAGTCACTCCACGAAGCCTTCTCCGCAATCTCCTTCGCGTCCTCTTGGTTTCACGAAAGATGTTCTCGACTCTTTCCTGCATGCCGTAAAGAACCAGCTCCACGATGGCATGCCGATTCATCGAAACTTGGGTTTCTGGATTTCCCATCGAAGGGCTCCTCCTGGATTCTTCTTTTTGCGTCAGTACAAACTTCTCACCATCGATCACTATTGCATCAGGCCCTTGCGGAGGTTTACGCCGCGAATGCCTGCGATTCCATCGATCCGCAAATCTTCCCATTGAGATTACGACGACCAAGACGAACTGCTGACAGAACTGACAGAACTGGAGCTACTCGAACTGGATGTGCCAGAACTGCTGGAACTCGAACTACCACTCGAAGAGCTACTCGAACTCGAAGTGGCAGAACTTGAACTCGAAGTGGCAGAACTACTCGAAGAACTGCTTGACGTTCCAGAACTGCTGGAACTCGAACTGGAACTGGATGTGCCAGAACTGCTCGAACTCGAAGAGCTAGAAGTCACAGAGCTGCTCGAACTCGAAGAACTGCTAGAAGTGACAGAGCTACTGGAACTCGAAGAGCTGCTAGAAGTCACAGAACTGCTGGAACTGCTCGAACTCGAAGTGGCAGAACTTGAAGAACTGCTGGAACTGCTCGATGTAGCAGAGCTGCTGGAACTCGAACTCGAAGAGCTGGACGAACTCGAAGAGCTGCTCGAAGACGAACTCGATCCGCTCGACCACGAAGAACTGCTTTCGCTGGAAAGACTGGAGCTGCTGGACGAACTCGACATGTCCTCCATCGAAAGGATGGACAATCTTCGAGTCTCTGTATCGGCGGGACCGGGGAACTGCAACGACCCTGTGTGAAAGCTGAGAATGCTGTCCGGAGAATTGATCGAACCGTCCGCCAGCGTGTCCCTGAGCACGGCCTGCCAGATCGTGTTTCTCGGAAGAGGCACGGTGACCGTCGTGGCTGCTGCTCCCACGTTGGCGTTGTATTGAGCGGCGGGGGCCACGTCGTCTCCTGCCCGTCTGTGTCTCGTGATCGTGAGGACTCGACTGAGAAGTCCTACCGGATGACCAAGGAAAAAAGTGACGTTCATTCTAGGCGTCTCCAAAAAAAGAAACCGCGGGATACAAACCATTCCCTCAAAATCGGGGATGGCCCATACGCCGCGGCTTCGTTTCGCTCGAACGCCTGGACGTCTTACTTCCCTGGATTATACACTAATTAGCCCGACAATCACAAGAAAAATCCGAAAATTCTACCCCGCCCTGTTGACAATCTCCCTGGCCTTGCCTGCTCCCTTCGGACGCCTCCATCTGTCGTCCAACACCCTCGCATGAAGCATCTTCCCTCCGTCTCCTCTCACTTCCAACTTGAGAGTGAAATCGACGGAAGACATCATGGATGAACAAAATGCCTCGTTGAAATCCTTCAACGCTCGAAGAAACTCCCCGAGTGAATCGTTGTTGTCTCCTTGAAATGCAGATCGGAACCCATCACCTTCTTTCACAAGATTCCCCCGGCTTTCTCGATTTCGATGTCAAACATTCTTACATCAACCAACAACACCTCTACGTCCGTTCCGGCCCACTTTCGCACAGATTGCAAAAGTCTTCTTTTTTGATCCCTGTCCAAATCGGTGCAAACTCGAACGATTATGCGATCGCCCGGCTGAAAAACCAACCTCGAACATTGCACGTTTGCGATCTTGGGCAATCGAGAATTCATCTTCTCTCGTCCTTGCAAAACAAGCCGTCGTGTTGAAATCTGTACTTCATGCGAAATCCGTTCCTCTTCAAGGATCTGAACACTTTGCCTGCATGTCCGGGAATCCAATCGAACAACTCCACACACATCCATTCCGTCTTCTTCAGAGTTTCCGAAGCACCGGCCAAAGCCCGCAACTCTCCCCCATCGATGTCCATCCAGATGAAATACGGAGAAGGCCAATCCTGGGCCAAATCGTCGACGGTGATAGTTGGCACCTCTGCATGCTTTCTTCTTCTCTTATGCTCTTCCGGTTTTTTGCAAACCGTCGAACTGCACCTGACGCAAAAAGATGCAACCGACGAACTTCCGTCATCTATGGCTGCTTGAACATATGCCGATCTTTTCCAACTTTTGAGAATGGACAACGCCTCTGGTCGGATCTCCTTCGGATCAACCACCACCATGCAAGCTTCGGAAAACCATTGCCTCCACACGCGAATCTCGGCAAAGGAACCGGCACCGAGATTCAAAACAGTCTCGGGTTTGCATCCTGCCTTGCCCAAAATAACAGCACATTTTTTGGCAATTCTCTTCGTGTAAACAGAACCCATACTCAATCAACCCATTGCAACCTCATCGATAATTATTTATTTTTCTCCATAAGACTTTTCTTTCTCCTAGTCACCGACATCTTGGCCTTAGCTTCACTCGAATGTTTTCTGCCAATATTTGCCTCACTTATTTTTCTTCTCGTTTCTTCAGAAGGCTTCCTACCCATACTAGCTTTTCCTATTTTCCTTTTTGTTTCTTCAGAGTGATGATATCCCCTCTTACCATGCTTGCCCTTGTTAGATTCACTTATTTTTTTCTTCGTTTCTTCAGTATGCGATCGTCCATAACCAGCCAAACTCATCTTTCTCTTTATACTCTTCCTAGCAAGAGCAATCTTCGTTCTTTTGGATATCTTCGCCTTTATCTCCTTAGAATGACAATATTCTTTTCTCCTTTCCAACTCCTCATCTGACGGCACCCAACCAGGTAATCCTTCACCACCATCTGTCAGATTGTATCCATTCGGATGCCTTGTTCTCAAAAGAAAAATCCAAATTGATTCCTGTTCATTCAAATGCTTCAAATCATCATTTTCGATCAATACTATCCAAATAAAAGCACCAAAACCATACTTCCGCAAAGCATTATCAAAAGGTCTATTTGATCTTCCATTTCTAGCATTAGAATGATGTTGATTTCTTCGTGATGACAAACGTCCCGACGTTTTACCAACGTAACCCTTTCCATTCACCTTGTTTCTTACCCAATAAACACAGCCCATATTCAATCAACCCATTCAATCTTCTTATCAGATTGCCCACGAAGTGCCATATGAACTGATACAGTCCACTGGGCAACGATTCTCAACGACTGCTTCTCCGATTCCGTGTTTCTGAAATCCCCCTGCTTGTGCCTCACTGCCATCTGCCTCCAGCGAAAGAGGTCTTGATCCAACTCCTTCGGAATCGGAAGGGATTCTCCGTGCTCCCTGGCGTACAGTTCACAGATGGTCAGGAATCCCTCTTCCACCTTGACGGCGAGAGCAGTGTCATCTTGACTGCTATTCTTCAAAGCTTCCCCGTGAATCGCCTTGCCGTTTCGTCTGGTCATTCAGATTCCTCCCCCCAATGTAATATTCCATCTTCTACGTCGTCCCAAAAATCTGGATCATCCCAAAACTCTTCCGATTCTTCTTCAATTGCCTTGACAAGCACTGAGATACTTTTTCTTCTTCTCGCCCTCAACCTTTTCCCCCTATCTACATCTTTTGCAAACTTCTTTCTAACGACGGCATAACTTCCATCCACATCTTTGTGAGAAAACCCTACAAATCCAGGCATCAGTCGCTCAGATCGAGAGGTTATGAACCCATACAACCTTTGACGACTGGGCTCCATCGCAGTAAACACAACCATATCCATATCCATCTCTTCGACATGATTCATCAATTCCTGAACAGAACGCTCGATCACCTCCTTTGCATTTCCAGCTCCAGTTACCCTATACGAACCACCTTCATCTTTGAATGAGTATTCAAATGCCTCAACTTCATCTGTTTGTTCCTCATCCGCCTTGCTCATCCATTCTTCTACTCGATAACCTTCCATCTTCTCAGATACCGCCATATATTTTCGTCCAGATACAGTTTCATAAGTTGAATGTGCGGTGAAAGTTTCTTCGTCTATGTCTGCATCTATATCAATGTCTGATGAAGGTCTTTTTGGAAAACCTTTGAAAATCGAGCCTTTGCCTCCCCCTCCACTTCCGTGGCTCGATTGATCATGCTGACCCGAAAGATGCTTCCTCCACAAATCCAACAACGACTTCCCACCGAATTCTTCCACCCTTTCATTGTAATCACCGATCAACTGCTGGGCCTCGTCCTCTTGCATGCCGAACTCGATCGTCAGACTGCACTGACAATTACAACGCTCTTCCGCACTCAAACTGAAATGCCCCGGCCACGGAATCTCGTATCCCGACAAGATCCACATAGCATTCTCGTTTTCAGGAACTCCGTCCAACTCCGCATGCGTGGCCCTGGTCGTGTTTCCCAACACACTCAGCCACGACTGCTTGATCGGAACCTTGTTCCCCAACTCCCTCTGCAACGTTGCAACTGATTCCTTCCTCGCTGAATTCAAAGCGTTCGCCGATTCCGTTCTTGCTATGTTCTCACTCCTCGCTCTGGCATATCGAAATCCGCCTTCCTCAAAATATCCACGAAGTTGCACGGCCATGTCATGGATGGATTGACCCTCGGCGATTCCGGTCCTCAACACCCTTTCGGCGTCTCCCATCATCGTCACGCTGATGTTGTCCCAATAATCTTGAGCGAAGCTCTCGTTGAGATGTCTGGCAATGGAATCCTTCATCGATTGAGGCAGCTCGTTCAAGATGCCAATGGGAAGATCGGACGCTGCGAACGCTTCCTCTAAGGAAGCCCACTCCGCTAGATGGGATTCAGCCCATTCGGCGGCTGTGCTTGGTTTTGCCACTCTTCTGCCATCATTAGCCTTTATCTCTTTCTTTTGATCCATTCCTATATCCTAATTTTCAAAACTCTATTCTGGCAGACATTCTCCACCATCCAACTCTTTCACTACAAACCAATTTGGAGGATTTATCGCTCGTCTACCTATATTTCCAATCAACAGATGGTGTCCTTTGCCTGTCTTCAACAAAGCTACTCGAATCGGTCCATGTGTCTTCCGGTGCTCCTGATATATCCAAGTATGTGAATAGTGTATCGCCAATGGCAAATCCTGGTCGCACTTCTCCAAAATTTCAATCAGATCCTTGACTGTCTTGATCTCCTTATTTGCATCTCCCATCTCGTCTCTCCTTTCAATTATTTGTTATTCTTCTTCCTCACGTCGATTCCCAACGTCAGCAAATGAGCGACGGCAGCTTCTCCCATCCTTCTCGCCAAGATGGGAAGCATGATGTTCGTCAAGTCTGCCTTCCATTCCTTCGGATCGAAGATTCGCTTGACGAGCTTGGCGGCATCGGAAGAAGGAGAAGTGTTTTCCAACTTCTTCGCCATGCTCCGTCCCTGCTCGACGAAGAACGGAATCAACGCTTCCGTCAACTCCTTCTCGGTGGCCTCGAATTGCTTCTTCGACAACTTGTGATTCAACGCCTTCCGAAAGGCAGACGACAAGGAACGTCGCTTGAAATCGACGGCATCCTTCGCATCCCGAAGGGCTTGGATGGCCAACACCTTTTTACTCACTGTCAATTCTCTGATTCGATTTCACTGATGATCTCTTTCAATTCGAGATTCACCTTTTTGTATTCTTTTACCACGTTCGACAATTTCTTCAATTCCCCATCCAACTCTTTCAACAAATCACTTTCCTCCGACTTCTTGAATGCTGCCAACTTTACCTTCAACTTTGCTATATTAGCTTTCCTCTCAATAATCTTTACATCCAAATCTGCAATCTTTTTCTGCACACCAGATAATGCCTTCTCCAACCTCTTCACTTTTGCAGAAGGTTTGTTCTGTTTTGCCTCCTCCAACTTTTCCCTAGCCTTTTCTACCCCCCTCGCTGCCCTTTTCACCTCCCTATCGGCTTCTTTTTGTGTCCCTTCAATCCTGTCATTATAAGATTCTCCCCCTCCCCCTCCACTTGCGTGTGTCGACTGGTCGTGATCTCCGTGTTTGCACCCCACCTCCTCCAAGATCGCGTCCGCAACATGGGCGGAGCTCATCGTCATCTTCAACAAATCAGCCGACTTCTTCAATTCTTCCACGGCTTCTTCCATTCCCTCTTCTTCAGGAGGCGGAGCTTCGGCAGCAGGAGGAACAACGGGAGGAACAGGGGGAAGTTCGGGCGGTTCCAAACCAACTCCGGCAATCCGTTCCGCCATGTCGGTGGGAATCCCCATACCTTCCAACATCGCTTGAGCCTGTTCCGTCTGGATCTGTCCTCCACCAAGCAAAGCCAACACCTGCGTGATTCCAGCGGCCATCGAAGGTTGAATCGTAGCCTGATTCAAGTCCTCGTCCGGCGGAAAACCAGCCTCCGCTCGAAGTTCGTTTTGGCTGATGTCTCCGTTCGTCCTCATCGCCAAAAGCAGAGATTGCTGAAGCGAAGGGTCTTTCGCTTGCTTCTCCTCCCACCAAACAAGCAAACCTTCCTCCCCGAACAAGCCTGAAAGGAAGTTCGTCAAGACGGACCCCAGCAAATCCAGGAAGGTATTCACCTTGTCGTAGAATATCTCCTGCGTGATGTACGCCTGAGCATAGCTGCCCGGCACGGATTCTCCCATCGCGTAGGGTGGAACCCCGAAGGCAGAAAGGATTCTCGCCCGTATCTTGTCCTCGCTCCTCTGCCACCCCATCTCGTTTTGCGTGGCAGACAGGCGATCGATCTTTTCGATCATCCCGTCCACGATCGCAGGCTTGCCGTAATTCTGCACGCCGCGATGTTCTCGACTCACTGCGGAAAACAATTGCCTTCGCTGAGCACCACTCAAGACGGGTCTTCCCTGCGTGTCGGAAAACGGCTGCTTGCCCACCGTGATGATGACGGAAGGGAATATGCCGTTGGAGAAGAACGCCTCTTGCGAAGTCTGTATGTGATCGTCGATCCTGATCGCCAAAATCTGAGAATTGGCCGGAGCCAACGCACTGAGAGGATCGCTCGGATTCGGCAGATGGGCAAAGGCCACCTGCTCCCGCTTCAACGGGATCGGCTCGGCACTACCCTTCTTCGGATTCTTCACCTCGAAGGAAGCGAACGGAGTGGGATCGTGGATCGGCTTGACCCACGTCGTCGGCAGACTATACAGCTCCACCTTTCCCTTGTTCACGTCTGCTACGATGTATCCCCATCCAGTCAGACAGAGATTGGCCATGAACGAATAGACGAACTGCCATCGACTCTGAAAGGAGTTGGGACATTCCAGCAAATCCTTGACCGGATGATCTTTCAATATCTCGAACTCCTGATCGGCCGCCTTCGTTCGAACGGCCTTCGTCATCTTCAACTTGTGAAACGCCTTGCTGGAAATCCCCCTTCCCTCACCTTTCTTCTTCTTTCCCTTCAACCTGGCCAAGACGACGGGTTGGGAAGCTCCCTGAGAAGCCAACGCATGAATGGCGGAATACAGCCATCCTCGAAACAAACCGTATCCCTCGCGGTGCCGTGCCTGCTCCTGCCAAGAACCGAATCCCCCTCCCGAAGGTGTGAAATCCAAGGCCCCACCGGCAGCCTTGACGTCGAGTCCCCGATGAAAGGACGTGGTGGAAATCGCATCGCAGCGACGAACAGCCTTCGTGAGTGCACCCATTTCAATACTCTTCTTTGTTGGGATTCGGCGTGGCAGCAGCCGTTTTGAGACCAGACAACGCTATGTCGGCGTCCCATCTTCCCTGGATCGATTTGCATGCCGACGTCAGAGACGGAACAACGACGTCGTTCAAAACTTCGTTCTCCGCCCTCAACAATTCCAAAGCTTTCTCCGAGCGAGTCATGCCCACCTCGGCATCCTCGACGTTCTTCTGATAAGAGGAAGCATCTTCTGCCAAGGACTCGGCGATCCGACGATGCTGTTCGAGCAACACGCGGACCTTCCTTTCCACCTTGGCCAACCTCTTCATGTCCTTCTGAAGAACTAGACGAGCCTTCCAAATCTCGCCGATTGCTTCTTCTGCCTCGAATGCGGCATGAGACCTGCCCCTCTTGGCAAACGTTTTCAACGGATTCCACACTGTCATTCCTCCTCTGCCGGATTGAACAACCTGTCGATCTCGTCCGCATCCACCTTCTCTGCTTCCTTCCAATCAGGACTCACCTCCACGTTTTTTACTCTCTCTTCCTCCTCCTTTTCCGTCAACTCTTCGCAATTACAGACGATCTCTTCTTTCGGCTTCAACCAATCCGCCACGTCGAGAGGAGCGGGTATGGGAGGCTTGGCAGCTTTCACCTCTCCTTCCATGTTCTCCTTGAGCATCTCGACGCACTTCTCATAATCCCCGATAGGGAACTTCCAAGACACGCGACCAGCGAAGCTCAACGTGTTCTGTTCTTTTCCCTCCTCCACCCGCCAGAAAGCCACCATCCAACGATCGCCCTGAAGATCCAACACGGTTTCCTTCACCTTGGCAACCGCTTCTTCTTCGCTCAGAATTTGCTCCAACATATCACTTCTCCCTGGCTAAAAGTCAACGACTCCAGGTTTGGTCATCAAACCTCGAAGTTTGCACCACTCTTCCAATCTGTCTCTCTTCTCGTTCGCCGAATCCGTTCCCTTCAATTCCAACTCCGAATCTTCGTAGTCGGCTCCGCAATCCTCACCATACTGCAAAAGGAACTGCCCGTCCTGAATGTCGACCACACACATAGCCTGCAAGTTTACAATGAACTTCACCTCCGAAATCCTTCGCCTGGTCTGGTCCATCCAAATCGTTTTTTCCACGATGCGATCTATATGATACACCTCCAAATTCTCGACGAAGTCCTCGACGGAATGAACTACGACTCTCATCTAATCCTCCTCCCCCATGTTCCTGTTACACATCACCGCCCACAAGATTCCCATGCCGGCGGAATCGTCCGGCAGCCTCGTGCTCATCACATCCAACACGTCGGGAACGGCAACGGCCACTCCCAATCTACTCGTAATCAAAAGCTGATGCCTTCTCGTCACGTTCGGATTGCTGACGAAGAAGATTTTCGACGAAACGATCATCCCCAACTTTTCGTATTCCCTCGACTCCGATTCACTGGCGGCCTGCTCCCAACATTCCACTCCCGTCGACACGGTCGTGTACGTCGGTTTGCTTCCTCCCAACGATCCCTTCGTTCGGATTCGCCTTCTGATCGTGCAGCGATGAGGAAGATTTTCAAGCAATGAAATGGCATCATCTCCTTTCTATCCTACCCCCCAGATTGTAGGGCCAAATGGGGCCCGTCCAGCTTCAGGGTATATTATACCATATCCCACGCGAATCACCCCTCAGAAACGATCCTGGAG